TACTCTGAACATTCTTCCTCAATGTCATGGTCTCCACCCCATATTAATTCTGTACTACAATGCCAACAATTCATTTACCTATCCTTCACAAGCTATACAACCCTCATCAAGTTTAATACGAGGTATTTTAACATTTACATTCTCTGCATTTCTAGCAGCATTAGACCTAAAGTAATATAAAGACTTAAGCTTACAAGCTCCATACCAATGCACATCATTAACATACTGCATGTAATCATCATGGACATCTTGAGGCTCAGTAGCTTTAGGTAAAATAAAAAATAAGTTTACTGACTGCGACTGACAAATAAAGTCTTGTCTTTTGTAAGCATGTTCTACTATCCAAATCTGATTTATCTCATTGGCCGTTTTAAATAGTTCTTTCTCTTCAGCTGTCAGGATATCTAAGTGTTGTACTGACCCATCATAACCAGCTATCTCTTTCCATAGCTCAGTTAGCTTCTTACCTTTCAAGCCTTTAGATTTTAAAAGCTTTTCTAAGTATTTGTTTTTTACTTGGTAACTACCCGAAAGAGTTTTGTGTGTATAAACATTAGCCCTGTACGGCTCAATCGAAGGAGATGTTCCACCACAAATAATACTAGAAGAGGCATTAGGAGCAACAGCGAGAAGGTGAGCATTCCGAAGCCCACTACCAGAGATATCAGGAGCCTCTCCCCGTGACTCAGCAAGTCCTTGAGAAGCCTCCATAGCTTTTGTCTTGATATGTTTAAATGCTTTGTGATTGAAGCTAGTAGCATACATACTTTCAAAAGGTATTTGTTTAGATTGAAGGTAAGCATGGAACCCCATTGCTCCCAAACCAATCGACCTTTCTCTATAAGCTGAGTAAGTTGCTTTAGTAAAACCTTCTTTCCCTTCTTTAATGTGTTTGGTAAATCTTTTAAAGTTAGCATTGTATTCTCCTAATTGTGTAGTGTCGACAGCATTATCAATAAAGTGCTGTAAGACATTGTCTAGCATGGTAACTAAATCATTAATAAAATTTTTATTCTTAGACCACTTATCAAAGTGTTCTAAATTAACTGAGGATAAACAACAAACTGCTGTTCTTTCCTCATCAGTTGGTAGAGTAATCTCAGAACATAAATTACTCTGCCTAATAGACAGGCCTAAGTCTTTTTGTTTTTGTGGTAAAGCTTTATTACAAGTATCTAGATTGACAATGTAAGGCTCTCCGGTTTCTGCTCTGGCATTTAATAGTTGCCACCATAAATCTCTAGCACTAATAGTTTTAATAGCTTCATTAGATTTAGGGTCTATCAATCGCCACTCTTCATCGTTCTCAACAGCTTGTAAGAATTCATTATTAATGTTTACTCCGTTGTGTAGGTTTAAACATTTTCTATTTATATCACCACCAGATTCTTTTCTCATGTTGATAAACTCTTCAATCTCTGGATGCCAAATGTTCATGTAAGCAGCATAGCTACCTCGTCTTGTGACACCTTGATTAAAGGCTAACATCTGAGAGTCTACGACATGCATAAAGGGTATCGAACCAGTAGACTTACTACCGTGAGCAGTAGATACCCCGTTACTACGCACATCTCCCCAATATCCACCAATGCCTCCACCCGAACTAGCCAACCATATATTTTCATCATAATGAGATGAGAGACCAGTTCTACTGTCAGGAACATAATTAAGGAAACAACTAATAGGTAACCCACGACTTGTTCCCCCGTTACTAAGTATAGGAGTGCTAAACATAAACCAACAACGGGAACTGTAATTGTAAAGTCTCTGAGCCAGTTCAAAATCTGTAACTCCTTTGAATGTTGCTCCGAAAACGGAGGCTCTTGCGAAGGCTTCTTGGGCATGTGTTTCTTCTCCTGTAAAATATCTATCTTTTAAAGTATCTAAACTAAATTTATCTAAAAGCTTTTCATTATCATAATTAATCTTGATGCCTAAATATTCTTTTGCTCCTACTTTATCTTCCATTGTTGTCCTCTACATATAAACCGATAATCCCATAATGTATTATCTTAAGTAGTTCTTTTTTCTTTTCATCTTTCTTACCACACCTCATAGCATACTTCATAATATTACCAATGCTAAAACCTTCACCATGTCCTGCATCTATAATCATATCAGTAGCTTGATACTTACCTTGTGAGTAGTGTTGGTCGTAAGTAGAATCAATATAAGCTTTTATTTCTTGTAAGATTTTATCTTCATTAAACTTATATTTTATGGTCATGTTGTTATGTCTTCTAAGGTTATGTTTGGGTTTCTCTTTACTTGTTTATAAAACCATCTTAAAGAATAAGCACTCAACATCATTTTATTATTAGCATAAATATGAGTTTGTTCAGGTAGAAACTTATCTAAGTTCTTGGTTGTTATTTTAGTTACATCTTCTCCTTCAGGCACCATGGTCTTTAACCATTCTACTAGAAGTAACTTACTTTTTTGTCTTAATTGTTTAGCTTTCTTGCCTCTCATAATACCTCTTCTACATTAGGTTCTTTTACTACTTTTGTCAAATAAGTTAGACCTTTAGCATAAGTAAAAACACGAAGCCCTACTCCATCATTGGAGTCAGCTTTACATTTAAATTTATAAGGACAAAAAGTACACTCTTTAGGTAACTTCATGTTACCAGCTTTACCTTCTGGTACTTCACTAAAACAATAATCAGGAGGAGAATCTGATTTAATAATTTGTTTTACCTTATCTATTTTATCTTTTATATTAGGTTTGTCAAGGTCTTGAGGCCTAAAAAGAGCTAATTCTCCTGTCTCTTTATTGAAAGCAAGGAAGCCACCCTTAGATGTCTTCTCTGCTTCTTCATAACCAGCAAGTTGAGCCAAGTAACCAAAGCTATCTTGCTCAGCTAAAGTACCTTCTTTAAATTTACGAAAGGCATAACCAGAAGCAGTCTTAATATCTACTACTTCGCCATCAATCTTACAATCCATGTGGCCTTTAATACCTTTAACTGAGACTTCTTTCTGCTCTCCAGTAACTTTGTGTCCAGCTAATTTAACAAAGAAGATTAGCAAGGCTTCTAAAATGTGACCATACAAAAACTTTATAAAGGTGACTGGCTCCATTTTACTTGAGCCATCCCTCTCTTCATGCATATCATACCAAAGCTGTCTTTGTGGTTTACCAATGTTAGACATCCGTAAAGTTTGACTAGTAGCTTTATTCCTTTTAACCGGAGTTGCCCACTCTTTAACAGCAGATACAATGTCAATACCTAATTCTTCAAGAAGTTTATCTGAGATTTTTATTTGCTCACCATCTGAAAGAACTCCGATAGTGTTGTAGATATCTTCTACTAAAGTGTCTAATGATTTATTTTTCTTGCTCATCTTCTAGTTCCTTAAAAGCTTTAATAACATCAGATGAGAAAAGTTTTTGTAGGTTTATTAAATACATTCTACTGGCATTATGGTCGCCACCAGAAACAGTTTTGAAAGTGTCTAGTTCTTTGACAATAGTTTTAAGCACATCAGTATGAAAAACTAAAGTGCAATATTCTTTATCGCCCACACAAAGATGATGAAACCAATAGTCTGATTCAGTAGCTTCAATACCGGAAGGTTTACCATAGCTCTGATATTCAATAGCTATGTTACCAGTCTTCATCCACATACCTCTCTCAGATTTAACTTCAATCTTTTTGTTGAAGAGCATCTCTGCGACTTTCTCTTCTCTGATACTGCCATACTCTAGGTCAATATCAAACTTCTTTCGGTCTTTCTTAGTGGGTTTCACTCCAATCATCTCCGATTTTAAACTCGCCATCAAGGGGACAACGCATCTTAAAGTATTCTCCGGCATCACGAATACTTTCAACAGCTAACTGTCCCGCCTGATTTGCTTGGTCTGTTTTTACTTCTATCTGCCACTCATCATGGATGTTAGCAACAAACTTAAAATCAATGTTACAAGTTTTAAGGTTATCATGCAACAGGTTCAAAGCTTTCTTCATTACGATAGCTCCGCCACCTTGCAACAAAGTGTTTAGGGCAGCATGTTTATGTCTTAAAAAGATTTTCCTGCCGTCTAGTCCTTTAAGGAATCCTTTTTGAGCTGCTGTGTCAACTCTTGTCTTAAGAGCCTTAAGTGTTGGTAAACTAGTAAGAAACTGTTCTCGCAGTTGTTTACCATCTGCTCGATTTCCTTCAACGATGCTTCCAATTTTTTCATCTCCGGCTCCGTATATAAGTGCATAGATGAAAGTTTTAGCCTCATCTCTTGATTTAAGTCCAGCAAACTGCTGATTAGTTGTGTGAATGTCTCCATTGATAATTTCATTTATGTATTCCTCATCTGACATGTAGTGGGCTAACATCCTCAGTTCTAAACCTGAAGCATCTATACCTACTAATTTATATCCTTCCGGCACAGTCCAACAAGCTCGACACTCCTTACCATAAGGACTGTATACTGCTGGAACCTGAGCCATATTAGGGCTTCGGTGTGCCATCCTACCAGTAATAGCTCCGGTAGAAATAACAGAACCATGGACTCGATTGTCTTTTTTAATACTATCAACCCATGATTCAATCTGACCAACTCGCTTCTGTAATAATAAATATTCAGCTATAAGTTGAGCTTCTGTAATATGTGCTATCTTACTTAAAGTGCCTTCATCAACAATAGGCTGACCAGTTGGAGTAAACCTTTTAGGTTGCCACCCAAAGTCTATTAGATACTCACCAATCTGCTGACGAGAGCCGAGATTAAATTCTCTAAGTTCTTTTCGGGTAAAAGGAGTAGTGTCATTAGTTGCAACTCTTTCCTGATACTCAACGGAGGTAAGTCCAGACTTAGATAAGGTGCCGTCTTTTTTTAACTTAGGTGTGACTTCTTTAACAGGAATCCACTTAGGTTTAAAGGTAGCATGAACTTCATCCTCTACTTCTTTCTTTCGTTTATTTAAAGAACTTAATAAATCTATTGCTCTTCTCTCATCAAACAGAAAACCATTTAGTTCTTGCTCAATTAATATTTGTGTGGTTTTGTGTTCTATTTCTACTGATTCTTTAGAGAAACCCACACTATCTTTCCTTAGTTTCTCTAAAACTTTTTTGTTTAACCTAACATCTTGAATACAATAATCCAACATGTCCTTACTATACTCAGTAAACATTGGAGCAGTTGACTTAGGGCAGTTGAGTCTCCATCCCCACTTCTCTAGGCTATGTCCTCCTTCCCTAGTAGGATGTAGTAATCTTGATAAGGTCAAGGTATCAAGAATATTAGCATGAGTAGATAAATCTATTTGCTTAATCCTATCTATAGCTGGAATATCAAAGCCTAAAATATTATGCCCAACTAAATTAGTAGCAGATTGTAAAAACTCAATGCCCTCGTCAATGCTTTCAGGTTTAAAAGTATGTACTATATTATTATCATCAATAGCTACGATACACCAAATAACAGAAGCTGGTGGTAGATTAGTGACTTCACCAGTCTCATTATTTTTTATTGAAGATTCCCAAAGTAATCCATTCGTTTCTATATCAAATACTAATTCCATTAAAATGCAATAGAGGACTGACTCTCTGTCATACTAAATTCAGTATCAAAGTTCTCAGCCAATCTTCCTGTTTCTTTATCGTAAATTAAAGCAGTTGCCATACCGACATCTCCAGTATACCTAGACTTTAAGATTCTAAGTCTAGTTGTCCGAGCCTCTTCAGGGTCATCGGACTGTTGATTCCTTTCTAATGCTATCACACAATCGCTTAATTGTCCAATACTATTAGACCCTCTTAAATGCGATAGAGAAACTTCAATGCCATTCTCATGGCCTCTATTACCATCTACTCTTCTCAAGTGTGAAACAAGAATTAAACCAGCTCCAGTTTCCTCTACTAAGCTTCTAAGCCTAGTCATAATATTATCTATGGCTCGTCTTTCATCACCTTCTTCTAAGGCACTAACAAGCATGTGTAGGTGGTCAACCACTACCCACTTACAATCACAACCAACAATCAAGTATCTAAGCTTAGCAAAGATATCATCTATCTGATTAGTCCCAAAATGAGCATGAATAAAAACCTTGTCATCTTTAAAAACTTTATCAAACATATCGACCAAAGTAGCTTCATCAAACTTCTCTCGTTCTTGGTCAACATACAATCGAGCATTAGCTTCGATAGATAAAATACCATCTACTGTTCTTCGCCAGTCTTCTTCGAGTGCTATGATACCGACATTGTCGTCTGTCTGTTTGACTAACCAATGTTCTAGTTCTCTCGTGATACTAGACTTACCAAGCCCTGTGCCACCAGTTAAAGTTACTAACTCACCTTGTCTCAGTCCATATAGTTTTTCATTTAGTCCCGCCCAAGGATAAGGCACAGACTCTTTCTTCTCTCTATCTAAAAAAGAATCTTTCTTCTCTGATACTCTAATGATACCACTAGGAGTATAGAGTTTAGCATCCCACCAAGCACTAACAAATTCTTTGTATTTGCCTTTGAGAAGCATATCATTAGCATCTTTGTAACCATTAGGTAAGGTGACTATCTTAGCCTTGCCGGGCTTAAGAATACTAGCAACCTTCTTAGCTGACTCAATACCTTGTCTATCTTTATCAAAACAAATGACAATATTATCAAAGCTTTCTATGTATTCTAAGTTCTCTTTAATATCTTTGACTGCTCCGGAAGCTCCTCTAATGATAGAGGTAACTGCCCACTTACTGCCTAGTAATTCGTAAGCGGCCATCGCATCACACTCACCCTCAGTTATGGTTAAATACTTACCACCTTCTTTAAAGAGTTGTTGACCAAACAAACCAACTCCTTGAGGGCTAACATCATAGCTAAACTTCTTGTCTCGGACATATCTAATCTTATTAGAGGTTAGTTCGTTGTTGATATACAAAGGATAAATATGTTGGGCTATTTGACCAGCACTATCATAAACAGTCTTGACTCCATACTTCTCAGCAGTCTCCCTTGAGATATTTCTATCTGCTAACTTAGCGAAGACTCCGCCATGAGCATTTAGTTCTCTAACTGTTTCTGTCATATTAGTTTTATTAGATACGATATTATCTTGATTGTCTACTCCTTTCGGAAAGAATTCATCACAACTAAAACATTTAGCTGAGCCATTCTCATTAACCGAAAGAGCATCGCTACTACCACAAGCCGGACAAGGCAAGTGATACTTCTTAAATTTTAAATCTTGTTCCATCTTTGACCTCAAAAAAATAGGGCATCCGAAGACACCCTATCAGAATATATGAAAAATTGTGGTTAGGTTTCCTCTGAATCTTCAGTAGATTCTTCAGCACTTTCTTCCACTTGCGACTCAGGACAGCCTTTTAACAGCTCTTCTAAGTTTGCTCTATGTGTGCGACTAGCAAAGTCTAAAGCTTCGATAACAACAGATAGATTACCTACCTTGTTGACCATCACAGTAGCATCATTCTTTTTCTGTTCATCTGCAATAGCAGTAACATCAAAGTTATTTACTTCACCTTCATCGTTTTTAATACTAATAATCATTAGAATTCTTCTCCTCCTTCGATGGCATCGAATTCTGAACCATCACTAGATTTATATTGAACTAAGTCAATAACTTGCATAGCTTGAAAGTCCAAGCCTTTGAAGTCCCCATACTTATTAGATGTTTCCCACTCGTTATACTGCACTCTAACTTTAGAGCCGTTACCGACCAGTTCATCTATTGGAACTTTATTTGCATCTAAAAGCTTAGGCGACTGTCTAACCATTCCGTTAGGCCCATTCACCTTTCTTTTAAAAGTTATTGCTTTTCCGACAACTTCGTCATTCATTGTGATTTCTTTTGTTTTAAAACCACGAGCTTCAAAGTCATTGGCGACATCATCACTCACTACTAAGTCCACAGTATAAACAGGTTCATACTTGGTATTAGGAGTAGTTACACTAGCCCAGTAGGCTATTCCTTCTTGTATTGCCATAAATTTGCTCCGTTTTTGGCATAATTGCATAAACTATTATAGTTCTTCACAGAAGTCTGTCAAGAGCTATAAGCTAATCTCTTCAACTATTTTAGCTAAAGAGATTGTTTGGTTATTATAAAGAGTAATTTTAAAGTTATCGTCTGCTAAACATTCAACTTCATAAACTACTCCAGTTTTACTAAAGATATTTTCATAATTAGTAATTACAAAATTATCAAATTTTCTAAATAATTCTCTATTTAATATAATACTTTCTTGCATCTTAAACATTTATCTTAAAAGGTATTGAACAGTTTTTAGCTGTGGCCGTGCCAAAGTCTAAGCTACTCAGGTATCTCATACTAGCTCGTCTAATACTACTAGGTGGATTAGACTCAAACTCAACATTAACAGGCTTACCTTCTGCTAAATCATACACAATTCTAAAAGCTACTGAGTTCTTTAGAGTTACATTCCTAATATAGTAAGAAAAACTTCTGTTCTTTACCGGTTTAGGACAAGCCACAGGCTCTGCCACAACTTTTTCTACTGCATTAGAGACAACATAAGGAGTCTCAATTTCCGGCTCTTGTGTGGCCTCTGAGGACTTAGTTTGTAACAGCTCTAATTGTGTTGCTAAGTTCATCACACTAGCAGTTGTAGTGTTTTCTAGTTGAGTTAGTTGAGTTTGTAGCTCAGCTAAGCTTAAAGCTAAACTCTCTTGCTCAGCTTCACTAAGCTCTGCAAAGTTTGTTAAAGTTTTAACAGCTCTTTCAGCTTGTAAAACAGTTTGAAAGATACCATCATTTTCTAATCTTAGTTCTTCATTCTGCACTTCCAAAGCATTTATTCTAGCTAATAGATTTTGCTTAGTCTTGTTAAATTCTAGGACATAATCTGGTGTCTGACCGACAGTTTGCTTGACATAATTGCCTAGTAAAACATAAGTAGCTGACACTAGCACTAAAGTTATTAAAGTTGATATTACAATATTCTTCATTTTATTTCTCCGTTAATTAATTTTCTTTCTAATCTTCTTTGTTGCACATACAAAGCAACCAAGAATTTCTTATTAGTTGCGATATAAGTGTCGAAGTCTTTTTGGTCTGCTAAGTTAGTGTAATGTAATTGGTCGTTACAATACTCGTCAAACTTTCGCATAAAAAAAACATCTATCTTTCTGGTCTTCATCTTATCCAACATTTGTAGCCAGAACATTTATCGACAGGGTCACCACAGTCCTCACAATACTCAACCTCTTTGTTAGTTGGTAAGTCTTCTGTTAGTTCTTTGGCAATGTCATTACACACTTGTAAAAATAAATCCATCATTTCCTCCTGTTCTTGTTGTCAACCATCTTAGTTGATTCCCATGCAAAAAATGCTAACACAGAAAAGAAGATAAGAGCAAGTAGTAATTCTATTAGTTCACTCATCAAACACCTCGCTAATGTGATAGTTCTGCCAAGCTCCATGCTTGACTAGTTCCCACTTGCTTCCACCAGTTTGGTCAGCTAGTTTTAAAGCTTCGTCCACAGAATTAGCTTTTACTCTAACTTTATAGTGGGTTGGTTGTTTAGCATAGACTTCATAAGTTTTCATAAGTCACCTCAGTTTAAAATTCTTTGTATCCAATTCTCTGCCACATCTTCAGCATAGCTTTCGGAATGGTCAAAGCATTCGACCACTCTAACTAGCATAGTGTCACGATAAAGCTCGACAAAAAAGCCCTGTCGATTTTTAAAGATAAAGGCCTCACGACTATGAGGTTTGCCGTATTGCGAAATAAGTTCACCTATCATAAAGCTTATGCTTCTCCAAGCTCTCTAAGATATCTGATACTTCATTATTGATATCTTCAACATAATCTAAGTCAATAGCACAAGTAGCTATGTAACTATAATCAACTTCATAGTCAGCTTTCTCTAGCTCTCTATCAATACAATGTCTATTAAAACTTCTAAGCTTCTCAGTTAGCAGTCCTAAAGCTCCTTCTTGCAGTTCAGCAAGTCTAGTATATATTTCAGTTTTAGTCATAATTTTCTCCGTTTAGTTAAGTGCTAGTTCTATTTTGAATGTCTAAACTAGCAAGAGACACGCAATGTTGTGTTTTGTTATTTATCGACATTGAAACACCCACGCAATG